TCACCATGTTCGGCAACTCAGATTTAACTTATGGTTCACTGATGGCAAACCCAAATGCGACTGACGGTTGGAAGAATCAATTTACTGCTTGGCGTGAACAAGGAATACTCAACTAACGGAGGTCTTTAGTTGAAAAACGAACGCCTTTAAATAAGGGGCGTTCTTTTATTTTATGCAGAGATTGGGGCGAAACCGGTGCATGACGACGATAAATGGAAACTCGAAATAATCGAAAGGCTCGCGCGCATGGAGGCGAAACTCGACCACGTCAACGAAACGCGCGTCATCGCTGACCGCGCGGACCAAAACGCAAGAAGCGCGCTACAATTGGCGAATGAGCACTCGAAAGACATCGATAACATTCGGAAAACAACGATGTGGGCGCTAGGTATCGTATTCACGGGGCTGTTTACGGTAGGAGTCGGTTTACTGACGGTTTTATTATAGTGGCGGAGTGGCACGTCGCCTTCATCCCGTTACGTGGTTCGCGACGGCCACCCTCACGCCTATTATACGAAAAGGGGCGAAGATTTTGCAACTTTTGAAAGGCGTAGATGTATCGCATCACCAAAACGACAAAGGGGCGATCAACTGGCCGAAAGTATTTGCGCAAGGTTATGAATTTGTATTCGTTAAGCTGACGGAAGGAAAAACGTATATCGACCCATGCAGCCGCGACAACGTGGCTGATGCCCGCAAGGCAGGCGCAAAAGTCGTCGGCGGTTACCACTTCGCGCGGTTCCAATCCGTTAACGAAGCGTTGGCCGAAGCGGAGCATTTCGCAAGTGTCGCGAAGGACTTAGCGCTTGATTACGTTGTGCTCGATATTGAGCATCCCGAGGCCAAAGGCGACTTAAGCGACGCAGCCCGCGCGTTTCTCGAAGCGGTTAAAGCGTACGGCAAACCGATGTTATATTCGTATCCAGCGTTCATTGATGCGCATTTAAAAAGCGCTAGCCTCGCACAGTATCCGTTATGGATTGCGCATTATCACGTTGACGATCCGCGCGATAACTCCGTATGGGGAGCAGACTGGCTCGTATGGCAACACGCAAGTGATGCGAAGGTTGACGGCATTGTCGGTAATGTTGACGTGAATGTCGCGAAGCCCGAATTGCTCATCGAACAAATGGCGGAAAGAAAGCCGAAGCCAAAACCGAAGCCTGCCGCAACCGAACGGCTATTGCGCCGGGGCGACCGTGGCGACGACGTTAAAGCGCTGCAAAAGGCGCTCAACGCAAAAGGCTTCGATTGTGGCGAAGCCGACGGCATTTTCGGGCCTAAAACGGAAGCGGCCGTCAAGGCGTTACAAAAAGCGGCGCACATCGCGGTTGACGGCATCGTCGGGCCGCAAACGCGAAAGGCGCTGGCAGCGGCTAAAGTTAAATCGAAATATCCGTTGCCGAACGGTGTTTACCGCAAAGGTGACAAGGGCAACGCGGTCAAGCAAATTCAAACGGCGCTGAACGCGGCTAACTTTAAATGCGGCGCGGTCGACGGTATTTTCGGGGCCAAAACGGAAGATGCGGTCAAACGCTTCCAGTCGGTTTACCTGCCGCGCGAAGTCGACGGCGTTTACGGCCCGCACACGAAGGCTGCGCTTGAAAAAGTTTTACGATAAAAACGAAACCAAAACGGAGGGAAAAACGTATGAAAAACGTAAAGTGGAGAAACTACGGTTTATGGGTGGCGCTCGGCTCGCTTGCGGTGATGGCGTTGAATGACTTCGCGCATTTATCGCCGGAACACGTGCAAAAGTACGTTGACTTGGGGCTAACGATCCTTGTCGCGGCTGGCGTAATTAGCAACCCGTCGCAAGGCAGCGGGTTCCGTGACAAATAACGAAATTTAACGAAATGGGTTACGCCTATTGACGTAACCCTAACGTACATAATATACTAAAGTAAACGAAAGGAGACGACGGAAAAATGAAAAAACATTTGGCGGTCATTGTGCTGGCGGTTTGTGTTGCGCTTATTGGATGCGAAGGACACAAGAAATTCGATTGGCAGAAACTCGACCCAAGTTCCGTTGAATATGATATGGCGCTTTGTCCGGTTGGCGCGCCTTGCGAATAGCCCCGCTGTCCTAACGGATGGCGGGGTTATTTTTTTGTCCATAAAAAATCAGAAAATAAAAACTTTAGTTTTGGTATTGACTGATATAAATTTATACCGTATGATGTAGACAAAGGAAAACGATATAAAATTATATCAGAAAGGAGAAATCAAAATGCAAAAACAAGCGATGGCGTTGGCGGTTAAATTGGCGAAGAAAATGGAAGGCGATTGGACGGCTCGGATGGCGTTGGCTTTGAAAACAACTTGGGAAATCGTCAAGAACGGCGCGGCCGTTCAAATCGTCGAAAGCTCGGCAAAAGAATGGAAAAATTACGGAAAACATCGTCTCTATATCCGCGGCCGCATGATCATCACGGTGAACAGCTGGGGCAACCCGATTCATCGCCGCGTTGACTTCGAAGGCTATTATGACTTCGATCGTCAAACGGTTGTCCGCACCGGCGGCAAAGATAACTATCGCGCGCAAATCTTTGAAGCGCTCGAACAAATCGCAAAAACAAAAGGGGTGGCTGCTTAATGTTTCTCTATGAAGTAACAACGCCGCGCGAAATTGAATTGGAATATGGTCTGCCACACCGGTCAATGACGCGGGATCTGCATCGTGGGAGGTTCAGAAAGTCAGAAATTCGCAAGTCCGGAGCCACGTGGCTCATCACAAAGAGGGAGGCAAAACGGGTGTATAAAAGTGAATTAACTTTTATACCGGTTATAGATGATTTTGAATGGGTTCTGTTTCATGTCCGTAATGAATTGCAAAACGAATCATTTTCCGATTTGGTCCGCCGCGTTTTGAACAAACCGTTTTTGGATGATAACGATGTGTGCCGACTTGCTGATCTATATCATGACGGCCTGCGCGATGGCATTGAAGATGGCAAATATATCCCGTTCGCGCAGTGGTTTTATGAATACTTTGAAGATCGCATACTTGAACTAGAAAATGAAGAAGACGATTGAAAATGTCCCCGTATCTTCGGCAGTTTCCGCTGGATGGGAGAGCCGGCGCAGCAAGAGGAAGCGGAAGCGATCGTCGAAACGCTGCTTGAAGGTCTTGAGTGAAAATCATCGCCACCCGCGGGGCGATTACAAATACCGCGGGAAAAAGGAGGAGTAAAAATGATTAAAATCGAAAACATCGGCGGCATCCAAATCAATGTGGAAGAGGCATTACAGTATCTTGCCGGAGTAACAAAAATCACAGAAGAAGGCGGCTTCTATGAATTACAACTCGACGATCAAGGTGAACATCTAAGCGTAACCGTTGACTACGAACGGACGGAATCCAATCCCGAAAAGGAACTTGCCCCAATCGGACGCAATTGCATCTTCAATGAGCTTTACAGTTTTGATAGATATGGTGAGAATCCATTCTCTTTTGAACAACTCATTGACGATTTGCATGCCCAACATCTCGAGGCCGTCGAAAATTGGTTAGCTGAATTTTTGGCAGAGAAATGCTCTTTGTAATACTTAACCACCCATCACGGGTGTTTTTTTTCTTTTGTACTTGCATATTTTCATTACCTCTCGCATAAGCTTTGCGTAAGCGCACGCGCGCAAGCAAAGCGTCTTAGCCCCTCGTACGCCCATCATATTTCCCCGCATTTTAGCTTGTTCCTTTTTATGGTGTACTTGCATAATTCCGGTACCCCGAAAATATACGTTATTAAGACATTAATAATCGATGCTTAGAATTATTAACACGTTAATAACGAGGTGATAACGGTGAATCAACCGGAAATCGTCGGCATTGACGCCGGCAACTACAAAACGAAAGTTGTCGGCCAAGGCGGCATCGACTCGTTTTACTCCGACATCGGCACGTATCGTGAACGAAAACTCGTTGCCACACACGGCGACGACGACATGGTTTTCGATTATCGCGGTCAGCGCGGCTTTGCCGGCACACTTGCGAAAGTGGAAACGCGGTACGGCGGCACGATCGGCGGCGAAACAAAAGCGCACGATGACGCCCTACTTCGCGTACTGCTCGGCCTACATCGGTACGCGACGAAGCATGGCGTCGCAACGTTCAACATCGTTGTCGGCCAACCGATTTCGCGGCACACAGACGCGGAAAAAGCGAAAATCAAACGGATGTTCGCGGGCGGCCACGAAATTACCGTCAATAATGTACGTAAGACTATTCGTATTACTCGCGTCGAAGTGGCGGCCGAAGGCGGAGCGGCGTTTTGGTCAGCGCCCGAAAGCGGGCTAATCCGCATCATTGACGTTGGCTCGGCGACGATCAACTGCGCGAGCTTACTTAACGGGAGTTACGTCGATCTAGCGTCATTTACGCTAGGCTACGGGCTTGACCCGAACGACTTGAGCGGATTAGTGCGCGCAATCACGATAAACGCGATAAAAAACGGCTGGGCGAAAACAGACGAAATCCGGTTAGTTGGCGGGGCCGCAAACGTGCTGGAACCGCTAATTCGCGACGAATTTCCGAACACGAAAGTACTGCCACGGCCAATGTACGCGAACGCCATCGGATTTTATACGATAGGACGACGTGTTTATGGCGGATAGATATATACGGAAGCCTGTCGCGTTTAATCGCGATGACCCCGACCATATGGCGCTTTATAACTTCGCGATGAAACGGTCATCGTTTAGCGAATATATACGCCGGCTCATTCAGCGCGATATGGACGGAAGTGGATTCGGCGCGCAAACGAAAAACCCCGGCTGGACGGCCGAGGACGATGAGCCAACGATTGATACTTCGCATATGACCGAGTTAATTTAGCTTAGTAATTGAAGAATGTACGCTATCGTTGCGCCAACTGCGCCACCAACGATAAACCACACGGTCGATCACTTCCCTCGATTGTTTTACGTTTATTATTTTTTCGCGAAAGGAGGGTTTTATACATGGCTAAAACGGAAGTTATTGACTTTCGTGCCTTCATGCGCAACGACTACGAAAAGCCCGCCAAGCAAGTCGGTTTAGCAGCCGGCGCAGGTGCGTTGACCGCGGCCATTATCACGCCAGTTAAGGTTTTAGCGGCAACCGACGCCTTTACAAAAGTGTGGCCGGCGCTTATGCATATCGGCGATTGGGCATGCGTTGCGATCATCGTGTTTGCCGGCTTTACATGGATGTTCGGCAACCGGTCAAAAGCGATTGAATTTCTCATCGGCGGCGGCTCCGGCTATATTCTCATGCGCCACGCCATTGACGTTCGCGATTTTCTCGCGGGAATTTAAACGAAAGGTAGGCGGTTATTATGCGATTTGTTCGCGTTGCTGCGGACAGTACGAGTGACGGTGCGTTGTTGGATTCGATGAAGGGGCCGATTTGGGAGTTAATCGAAAGTTTACCGAATGGCGGCGAAGTTCTCGATAAATCACTAGCTAAAGGCCCACTTTACGAATTCATCGAGTCGATGCACGATGGCACATTTTGGTCGAGCGTTGGCGCGAACCTTGCGCAGTTAATCGGCAGTAGCATACATCACCTTGCGATATTCCTTACGGCTCACGTTGCGGACATTGGCGGCATTATAACGATATTTACAGGGCTTGCGCTCATGATTCCGTTATTTGACCGACACAAAGTATTAACGCGGTATTTCGGCGCGATGGCGGGGCTAACGATATGGGCGGCTATGACGTAATCAAATGGCGCGACTTCTTCGCGGTCGAGCGCAACCGCATGGTCACATACCGGATTATTCCGCACCAATCCGTTACCAATAACACCAACCGTAAACTTTGGCGCACCCTTCACAAACTTTACGAAATGTACGACGGCATTCCTTCGCGAATTAAACGCAATGGCTGGCGGTGGACTTACCGCGAAAAGGATGCGATATGGTTCGATATTGTTTTTCGTAGAGGCTCGATTGAATTTTACGCGAGCACGACCGAATTATGGGCGAAAAAGTTTCGGGAAGTACTCGAAACGCGCATGAAAGTGACGGTAGAAGAAACGGAACCAAACGTGCTGGAAGTGCCGCACGAAAACACGGTCATAAGCGACTTACGATACGTTCGTCACGATATATATTCGCTACACACGGACGCCACCGAGCAAACGTCGCCGATCGCGGCGGTACTCAGCGTTGCCGACGATTTAGCGGCCGACGACGACTTTGCGCGACTTAGCGTTTGCGCCGAAACGATGTCGCGCCGTCAATGGGCGAAGATTGGTGGCTATGCACACGAAAAATTGGCGAAAAACAAGCGCGTGGAGCGGGCGCGGTTGTCGCCGCAAAAAATGGCGCGGTCAGTCCGGAAAGGTGTCGCGTCGCTGATTAACGAAATTAGCGCAATCATCGCCGATATATTCAAGGCGTTCGAAAACGTATTCTATAAGAAGGAAGCGGGCGCGACCGATTTTAAAGCGCCAACTATCGAAGCTCGCGACGATAAATATGATCGCTTATCGACGCAATCGCAGAATAAACGGTATCAACCCGTTTGGCGCACGAGAATCCGAGTGGCTGCGCACTCACAAACGCCCATTCGACGCGACCTCATAGCGTCAACGATTGCGGGCGCCTTTTCGGAGTTAAGCGCAGACAACGAATTAACAGCGGTGCGGGTTAAGCGCAGTGGTGAAATCGTTCGCGAACTCAATGAATTACGGTTGTCGGCGCGGTCGAAAGCGGACGGCGATGTAAATCTGTTAAGTTGCGATGAATTGGCGAAAGTGGCGCTACAAATGCCGACTCGCGAAGTGCAGGCGCGCCACGAAGAAGCGCTCGCGGTTAACCGTAAAGTCGAAGTCGAAGTGCCAGCAATTTTTCGTAAAGACCACGGAATTTACATCGGCACAGCCGAAGCAAAAGGCGAGCAAATACCGATTTATATACCCGTCAGTAATCCCGATGAATTATACCGTACTTATGTATTCCAAGGCTCGCAAGGCACCGGTAAGGATACCGCGATTAAGAACTTCGTGATCGATGCGTGCCTAAACCACGGAATCAGCGCGGTTATTCCCGACGCAATCATGGAGGACGGGGCGCGCGGCATGGCCGACGGTATACGCGACTCCCTGCCGCCTGACCGCGTCATTGACATCGACTTGTCGGACGCTGAATGGCCGGTGCCGCTCGACCTCACCGAAGTCGTACGCAAACTCGGTCACAACGGTGCCAATCGTTTTGCGCAGGAAATGATCGACTTTTTTGGCGACCTCGAATCGATGGGCCAGTCGCGAACCATATTGCGGGAGTTTGCGAAGGCAAGTCGCGGGTCGATTATCGAAATCAAGTGGCTGATTGAAAACGAAGAATACCGCATGGCTCGCGTTGAGGAATTGCGCAGGGAAGGCCGCGTCCGACTTGCCGACTCACTTGCGAAATGGAAACAAAGCGCGCTTGATTCGAAAGGGGCTGCGGTGCTTTACCGGCTCGACGAACTGCTCGGCGACGACTTGTTGTTTAACATTTTCGCTCAACCGCCGAATGACTCCGTTAATCTCGAAAAATGGATCGTGGAAGGTAAAGTCGTTATTTTGCGGATACCCAATCGTAAAATCGGCACGCTTGCGACAAAGACGTTGATTCACTGGATCACGTTGAAAACGTTTATGACGAAGTTGCTTATGGACGGCCAACATGGTTGCTTTATCGTATTTAATGAACCGCATCAATATATGACGCCCGGCCTTGAGCGGTTATTGCAACGGCTAGTGCTCGAGGGCCGTAAGTGGCGCATCGGCTCGCTATTCGCGTTTCACCACATCGGGCTGCTGCCGCGCACGTTTGCCGACGATTTGCAAGCGAGCGGCACGAATTGGTTTCTATTCGCGAACACGCACAAAGGCGTTTACGAACGGCTGAGCGAAGAACTCGCGCCAAACTTCGATGTGGAAAGCGCGATGGCGACCGAACGGTTCCATGCGATTTGCTTGCTACAATTCGGTGGCCGACGGCAAGCTCCGTTTCTTTGTCGCATGGCGCCGCCGCCTGCGCAAAGCTACGATAATGCGAAACTTACTAGCGAGCATTCACGTATATATGGTAGACATATTACGGAAGTTGAATGGCTAGAAGGAATTGCCGCGTTTGGTGTCGAATAACATTATAACGAAAGGGGGCGTAAACAAACATGCCAAAAACAGCTATCGGAAAAGCCGTGTTTATTATCGCGATTGTCGTAACGGTTGTCGAAATCATATCGAATCTTGATACAACGTTTTACCTGCACGCCACGCAATACGTGCCAGAAGGCGAACATGCGGATCCTATACGTATTGCCGACGTGATAGACGATATTGTGCAGCCGTTTTACTACGGCACCGTTTTATACGTGCTTTCGCTTATAGTCGATAAAATAAAAAAGGCGCCCCAATAATTAGGGCGCTTATATTTAACGTTTAATTTTTCGTTCTTTATTCAGTTTTCCGAGAACGCGATTCATCGGCGAGTATTGCGAATGTTTTTGTGCGATTGATCGCTGCGATAAGTGCACGTATTTCTTAATCGACCGATCATCGGTATGGCCCATTATCAACCGCAAGTATTCCGAGTCCATTCCGTCGTCCAGCGCCATAGTTGCGGCCGTATGCCGGAATAAGTGCGGGTGCACTCGGCGCTTAATGCCAGCGCGTTGAGCGTATTGTTTCAGCCGCTTACGGAAATGATTCGGCGTTAACCGCTCGCCATAATTCGAGAGAAATACGTACTCATTCTCGAATTCCTCGGTTTCTTGCATTAGTTCGCGAAGCAACCGCATAGTCCGTTTTGATAACGGCACAACACGCGATTTACGGCCTTTCGTCGTACTCGCGCGAAATGTAACCGAGTTTTGATCGAAGTGTATACAATCACGCGTTAATAGCAGCGTTTCATTTATTCGGCTGAATCCGTCGATTAAAACGTTCATAATGACGTAATCGCGAAAGTCTGCATACTTACGCTGGTCGGGCGCATTTAGAAGTGCCCGCAATTCGTCAACCGTTAAAATTTCGGGTTCTTCTTCGTTTTCCTTAACGTATTTGACCTCGCTTGCCGGGTTAAAATCGGCTAACCCTTCGTCAACTAAAAACGCGAAGAACGTGCGTAATGTTTTAAGTCGGTTGTTCGCGCTTGACGCCGAAAGGCCTTTCGTTTTTGATGATTCCGGCTTATAACGATGACCGTCGAATTTCACTTTTTCGCGCATGGTCCACGCGATATATTCTCGAATTAAGTCTTTCGTTACATTGCGGACATCATGCGCAATTCCGCGATCGTCGAGGTACGCAAGAAAATAGCCGAAGAAATTGCGGTCATTTTGTAGCGTGACCTTTGATAAATTTTCGGCCAGTCGCGCGTCATAATACTTTTCGAATAATACGTTTAAATCGTAAATAGATTTGCGCTGGCGGCTGCGTGTCGATTTAACGCGTTTGCCCATTCGTTTGTCGACCAAAATAAAAACGCCCCTTTCCGTTTACTTCGGAATAAGAGGCGCTTGCTTGCGGATTTTAGAAACGCTTGCTTGCGTATAAGTCATCGGTTAAGTCAACGTCCTAAAAACGTTGATATACCCGAATTTTTATGTATTGGTGGAGCATAGCGGGATCGAACCGCTGACCTCTTGCATGCCATGCACGGTTACGAATCGTTTGCTCCCGTTAAGTCACTGGAATGCCGTTAAGTCAAGCGTTAAGTCAATCGCCTCTTATTCCGTATGTCTAATTATAGCGTATAGGGCGTTTTGCGCGCAAGTTTTGACGGATTTTGCGTGCATGCGTGGCGGCATGAGGTAGGTGCGGCATTTTACGATTGGGTGACGGTAGTTTAACGCGTATTTACAAAGTAACAAAAGTATTCTATATTACGATTTAAGGGGGAATTATAGTGAGAATTTTGGGACGTATGCTACAAATAATCGGTTTATTATCGTTCGTGGTCGGGGTAATCGCGGCGGTTTACGTTTATCGCACCGCGGAAGATGATCGCTTAGTTTACGAATATGCGAAGCATCGTTACGCTACGGTATACAGTAACGGTGAAACGCAAGCCGAGTATATTGAAAAACGGCAATTGTATTTAAACGATTGGACGTTTATCGTATTGGCGGGTGGTCTCGGTATATTTTGTGGTATAGCCGGCATTGGCACTGGCACGATTATTCGTAAGGGCGCAGATTAAAGCGCCTCTTTTTTTGTGCGAAAATCGATTTTCGTTTGTATAGTACGTTAGGAGGACTTTTTTCGGAAGGAGGCGAATTATTTCCGGGTTTTTTGTGCGAAAACGCGCTGGTGATTATATAGTACATTAGGAAGGCATTTTTTCGCGAAAGGAGGCGGGCCTATTTTGACGCAAGACAATCTCGTATCAGTCGAAGCCCAAACGGAGCAAAGTATTACAACCGGTAAACGCGAAACACGTATATTCGTAAAAATGTACGTCGACGCGGTAAAGTCGGGCTTAATCGCGAGCCTTGGCGATGCTAACTGGCGCACACTTTGCGTGATTGCATCGTTTATGGACGAAAATGGCGATTGCTACCCGACACAAGAGCAGATCGCGAAAGGGCTCGGGGTGTCGCGACAGGCCGCAAGTAGCCGTGTAAGGAAACTACTTGATTATCGGTGGAACGGGCGTCCGGTTATTACGGCGGTCAAAGGACGCACAGAAAAAGGTACGTGGGACAATACGCGATACACGGTTTTGCCAATTAGTCAATTACGTATTTTTGACGCAGAACCAGAGAAATTACCGGAATCCATGTCGGACTAAGCCGACACGGCTGGTGATTGCACTAACTATAACCATCTTTTAACGATAACCATATATAAACAAGATAAATTATTTGCGGGCACTCACTAACGTTCGTACCCGCTAACTAACTAACTAATACGCAATCACATGTTCGTATACTGTTTCGCGCGTATGTATTTAAAAGAAAGAAAAGAAAAAATGGCGCCAAAAAGAAAAGAAAGAAAGGATGAGAGTATATTATGAGCGGAAGTGAGTTTCGCGTATGGGATGAAGATAGTGAGAAAATGATTTATGGAGTTGGTATTGACCCATCTGGAATTCCATATTCAATCCCTGACGACGCAGAGGATTATACTCAATTTAATTATTATCTTAATGGAATTAAAATGCAGTTTACTGGATTGAAAGACCGAAATGGAAAAAAGATTTATGAAGGCGATATCATCGACTTTACGTATTGGTGGTTTGATGGGAACGTAGCCGAAAGTCATTTAATCGGTGAAGTTGTGTATCTACCGGAATTTATGTCATTCGGATTGCGCGGTGTTAAAAATGCGGATTGGATACGCCATATTGGCGGAGATGATGGATCGACTGATACCGCACCATTCGCAACCTGGACGTTTGATGAAGCTGATTTTGAAGTCATCGGCAACATTTACGAAAATCCAACGTTGTTAGACGGCAAATAAACGTCACCACAACGCTTTTACCACGCGCAAGACTAATATATCTACTCGCGCATAAACGCCGCTCTACGGGGCTAATACGAAGGAGGAAAAGCGAATGACTAACGCAATCTTGCCGAAAGTCGTAAAAGTAGGCGCGGTAAATTACGAAATCAACATCGTTCCTAACGACGGCTGGCTAACGAAAGGCGTACTCGGAAACGCGGGCACTTTCGACGACACCGCCGGATTTTACGAAGATGCTTTACGCGAAATTGATATGCACATACGGTCAACGCCCGAACCTATTCCGTACATCATCGAAACGTTGAAACGGACGTTGCCGGAATATAACGACTGTGGAGGTGATCGCGAGTGAACGTAGTTGACCACTTCGCGGTAGACGCGCTACTTGAGAGTAGTAGTGCATCGTTAAGACGCGTTGGCGAAATTCTTTACCGGTGCGACGGAGCTTTAAACGCGGAAGAAACAGACGAATTAGCGAAATTGCTTGCGATAATTGCTGATGAAAACAATCGGATGCGCGAAGGGTTGGAAGCGATATACTACGAAGACGTAGATTCGCTTGATGAAGCATATTACATCGCAAAGGAAGCGTTAAGATGAACGAAATTCAATTGATTGAAATCGAACAACGCGCGGAAAAGGCAACGCCGGGGCCGTGGAAAGTTGAAGCCTCAACGGAAGGCGACTGGGTACTCGATAACCGCGATGACGTAATTGCCGGAACCTTCGTGCAAGAAGGCGACGCCGACTTCATCGCTCATGCTCGCGAGGATGTGCCGGCACTTGTTGCGGAAGTCCGACGGTTGCGCAGGGCTTTGCATCACATCAGCAATGAAATTTTATGGCCACATTATTTTGACCCGAAAATAATACGTGCAATGGAATACATTGCGGAGGTACTACGAAAATGAAGCGCTACTACGACGACATTACGGAGGCTTATTTCTGGGCATTACAGGATCGCTATGATCGTGGGCTTATCGATTGTGATAAATTTATGCGACTTGCCGATAAGCTCGTGGCGTGGGATCGTGTTGCCGGCGAGCGCGGCTTGCCAATAAGCTACGGAGGTGATCGCGATTGACTAAACGTAAATTTTCCGGTGCCGACTACGCCTACCGCCCGCTTGCCGACTGGAACGTTAACCACTTTATTGCGTTTCTCGCCGCGGAAACCAAGCGCAAGTTTGGCGTCGACTACGTGCCGGGCGGCCGCGGCCCGATTAGCTCGCGTTGGGCGATGGAACGTGGCATGCTAAAGCAAGCGCAAGAATCGCTCGGCAACGCGGTGTTGCGGCGGTTCATCGAGCGGTGCATCGCGAATTACCGGCCACATGGCGATTACCTTTTCGTGACCTTCACGTTTATGTGGTCGTGGATGCGCGATGAGGTGGCGCGGGCACAGGCTGACGTAGCTCGGTCACAGGCGAAGGCGGCGCGCGAGGCGGAAACCGTTGAGGTTACGGACATTGACGAGCTTATTTAATGAGCCGAGCTTATTTAACGGAGGTGAGCGAAACTGGCGGGAAATATACGGAGTACTAACGAAACAACATGCATACTTGCGCCGCACTGCAAACTCGCAGGCAATCCGCAACATTGTACGAATCTCTGCGGTCATTACAACGCCATAAACGCCCGTATAAGCGCCGCAAACATTCCGCAAGGCTATCGGTATCTCACGCTCGCAAAGTCGCCTGTAGACGCCAATGTGCGCGTTACAGCGACAGTCAACGGCGAGCGACGCACGCAACCGAAGGACTTGCGCGAGTGGTTAACGAATTACGTGGCGAGTTTCGGGCGGGCCAGCAAGCGGGTCAAGTCCGTTTATCTTTACGGAGAACGAAAGGGCACCGGCAAGACCACGACTGCGTGCGCGTTGCTTGGCGAGTGGCTGGCGACATACTACTTACGGAGTGTGCAGGCTGGCGAAACCATGCCGCAACGGCCAGCGTTATTTTTCGATGTAAACGAATGGCTTATCGAATATAACTTGATCGCGATGGGTAACGACAGTGACGAAGTAAAGGCGTTTAAAACGAAGATGGAATCGGCTGCGCACGTGCCGTTTCTCGTTATGGACGATTTGGGGGTCCGTAAGTTCAGCGAAAATTTTCGCGGTTATTTACATTACATCGTAAATTACCGATGCGCGAACGGGCTGCCGACGGTGTATACGAGTAACATTCCGTTAGATGACCTCGCGGAAGTGTTTGACGAAAGGTTGGCGGATCGGGTTCGCGACATGTGCTTCGAAGTAACGTGGCCGGACGATGCTGAATCGAAAAGGGGGATTCGGTAATGGGCGATATAAAAAGCGACTTAAAAGAGTACCTCCTTCACCGTTTACACGCTTTTCTTTCGAAATATGACGACAATGGAGGCGATCGCGAATGACTAACGAAATGCAG